TGTATGGCTTGTGCTGATAGTTGTTCGGTTGATGTGTGGTTAGAAAAAACCTGTGGACTTGATGCAATAGATGCTGAGTATGCAGGCTGGGATGAGATTAACAATGAACCTATATGGTTATGCAAAGCGGAAATTATAGATTAAGAATTTATATGTTATATAAAGATTTGATAAAGGATGTAAAATTCTTGTATGACAGCGGATTACAGAAATTTTTAGAATCGAAGAAGTATCATAACGCTAGGCAGAAGTATTTAGAATTAGAACAAAATTTATCTAAACCAAAATCTGATAAAAATTTAGATATTATATTAGGAATTACTAAAGAAGATATTGACAAATAGATCAATTGATGTTATACTTATATAAATGTTGCACATTGATTTAAAATATATTATGTTACTGTCGCCCAGGCTTGATAAGTTCAAGCGGGTGAGGGATAATCTTTTTAACTTTAGGTGTCCGTATTGCGGAGACTCACAGAAGTCTCAAAGTAAGGCCCGTGGTTATTTTTATAGAAAGAAGAATGATTATTTCTATAAGTGTCATAACTGCGGTTCAGGAACGAATTTAGCTAAAGTAATTCAATATCTTGATACTGAACTATATCGGGATTATGTTCTCGAGCGTTATGCGGTCGGAGCTCCAAAAACAGAGAAGCCTGAGTTTAATTTTGAGACCCCAAAGTTTAAAAAAAGAGATCCTGAGTTAGAGAATTTAACTCCTATAAATAAACTTAACGATGATCATCCTGCCCGACAATTTGTACAGTCGAGGCAAATCCCCGAGGAATTTTATAGTGACTTATATCTTTGCACAAAATTTTTTAAGTGGGCAAAGATATCAAGTAAACAAGACCATCCCCGATTGGTTATTCCTTTTAGAGATTCAACAGGGGAAGTATTCGCCGCTCAAGGCAGAGCCTTCGGTAACGAAACACCAAAATACCTTACAGTAAAGTTTCAGGACAAACCTAAAGTATTTGGGTTTGATAGGGTTGATGTGTCTCAGCGGATATATGTCGTAGAGGGTCCAATAGATTCTCTATTTGTGGACAATTGCATTGCAGTAGCAGGTGCTGATTTTGGTAGTCTTATTAAATCAGAACATCAGTTTACTAACATAACATATATTCTGGATAATGAACCCAGAAGTAAAGAGATTATAAAAAAAATGGACACGTTAATTAACAGTGATAATGAACTAGTGATTTGGCCTGAAACCATTTTTGAAAAAGATATAAACGATATGGTCCTTGCAGGTAAGGACGTTAAAGAAATAATTGATAATAACACTTATTCTGGATTGACAGCTAAAACACAGTTGTCAGTTTGGAAACGAATTTAAGGAGTAGTGCATGAGCCTACCTACAGAGTACCAACAGTATATACATTTAAGCAGATATTCACGATATAGATATGGTGATAGTAGACGAGAAACTTGGGAAGAAACTGTAGATAGATATTTTGAATTTTTTAAGACACATTTAAAAGAGATGTGTGATTTCAATGCAACACCTAAAACGATAGAGCCGTTAAAACAGGCTGTATTAAATTTAAAAGTTATGCCATCAATGCGGTGCCTTATGACAGCAGGTGAGGCTTTAAGTCGAGAGAATGTTGCTGGGTATAATTGTTCTTATATTGTAGTAGATAGTTTTAGGTCGTTTGATGAATTGTTGTATGTGTTGATGAATGGTACTGGAGTAGGTTTCAGTGTAGAGCGTCAATATGTAAATACGTTGCCCACAATTAACGAAGATTTTTTTGACACAGATACAATCCTTATGGTGTCAGATTCTAAATTAGGTTGGGCAAAAGCTTTAAGAGAGCTTATCTACCTGTTGGCTGCCGGTCAGATTCCTAAATGGAACTTATCACGAATAAGACCTGCAGGCTCGCCCCTTAAAACATTTGGCGGCCGGGCCTCAGGACCTGAACCATTAGAGGATTTATTTCATTTTTGTGTAAGTATTTTCCGTGGCGCCGCAGGTAGAAAGCTCACTTCTTTAGAGTGCCATGATATCTGTTGTAAGATTGCGGAGGTGGTTGTGGTTGGGGGTGTAAGACGGTCAGCTCTTATTAGTTTATCAAATCTATCTGATGATCGTATGAGACTAGCCAAGTCAGGACGTTGGTGGGAGTCTAATCAACAGAGAGCATTAGCTAATAATTCTGCAGCATATACAGAGAAACCTGATATGGGAATCTTTATGACGGAGTGGCAATCTCTCTATGAATCTAAATCTGGTGAGCGTGGAATGTTTAATCGTGCAGCAGCTAAGGTTCAAGCATCATTGAATGGTAGACGAGATCCTGAACATGAGTTTGGGACCAATCCGTGTTCTGAAATAATTTTAAGAGATCGAGAATTTTGTAATCTTACGGAAATAGTTGTACGGGAAGATGACACTGAAGAATCTTTAAAAGAAAAGGTAAAAGTTGCGACGATCTTAGGAACGTGGCAATCAACACTCACGAATTTCAAATATCTAAATAAAAAATGGAGAGAAAATTGTGAGGAGGAAAGACTTCTAGGTGTATCAATGACAGGCATTATGGATTGTGAACTGACGAATCATGGGAATGGAGATTTATCATCTTTGTTGCAGGGACTAAAGAGAACAGCTATAGATACAAACAAAGAGTGGGCAAAGAAACTGAGTATCAATGCATCAGCTGCCATCACTTGTGTTAAGCCATCTGGTACAGTATCACAATTAACAGATACAGCATCTGGTATTCATGCACGGCATAACCCATATTATATTAGAACAGTTCGAGCAGATAAGAAAGACCCATTGGCTAAGATGATGCATGAGGCAGGATTTCCTTGTGAAGATGATGTAACAAAACCTATGCACACATGGGTATTCTCATTTCCTATTAAAGGACCTGAGAAAGGTATATATAGAAAAGATATGAGTGCAATTGAACACTTAGAGTTATGGAAAGTTTATCAAGATAATTGGTGTGAACATAAACCATCTATAACAGTATCAGTTAAAGAAGATGAGTGGATGAGTGTGGGTGCATGGACATATGATAATTTTGAAATGATGAGTGGGGTATCATTTTTACCTATGAGCGATTATACTTATAGACAGGCCCCGTATCAAGATTGTACCAAACAAGAGTATGAAGAATTAGTTAAGAAGATGCCTGTTGATGTTGATTGGACAAAATTAACAGAATATGAGCATCAAGATATGACGGCTGGTAGTCAAGAACTAGCGTGTACTGCCGATGGTGGTTGTGAGATAGTTGATCTAACATCGGTAGGTTAAAATGGAAGATACTCGACAATTTTTTGAATGTGAACAGTGTGGGGCAGAGTATAGCTTGCAAACTGATATGGATATGACAGCAGAGTTTTGTCCGTTTTGTAGTGAACCAATAGAAATTTTGGAATGGAAAGATGATGAAAACGAGTTCGGCGAAGGCGAAGGGACGTAGATTACAACAGAAGTTTATGCAGCTTCTTATAGAGAAGCTTGATATTGATCCTGAAGATATAGAGTCACGATCAATGGGTGCGGGTGGTGAAGATTTGATTATGTCAAAGGCTGCTCGTAATAAATTTCCATATTCGATTGAATGTAAAAACCAAGAGAGATTAAATATTTGGACTGCTTGGGAGCAGGCAAATAAAAATAAAGGACTTTATGATCCTATAGTTGTGATAAAAAGAAATGGTACAGCTCCATTAGTGGTATTAGATGCGGAGAATTTTTTAGATTATGTGAAGGAGTTTAATGATGATACATGATATATTTCCAATTAAAATTTATAGTAAAGATTTAGAGATTGATGCTTTAGAAAGACTTGAGATGCTTAATGTTCTGCAATTTTTGTTTGAGCAGGATGAATTTCAGATGCAGGCCTGGACACACGATACAAAGCCTTTAGAGTATGAAGCATCATTTCCTCATTTTAGAGAAGTAGGTAAAACGGCGATAAGTACCGTTACTCACCAACCACATCAGTTGCATGAATTTCCTGAGTTTAATAAATTAAACGAACAGGTGACAAAATGTGCTGAGGAATTTTGGAAAGAGATGCAATGGAGAACAGACCTTACACCAATTATAAGTGGTAGTTGGGCAGTTCACCACCTACGTGGAGATTATACATCATTACATTCTCATGGGCGTAATGATATAAGTGCAACTTTTTATTTTACTGTACCAGAAGAAAGTGGAGACTTATTGCTTTTAAATCCATTAGAATATATAAAAGGTATGGAGGCGTATAGTCCAGGATATGAAACAGGACATCAATATACTAGAATGAAAGCAGTAGAAGGTAGAATATATTTATGGCCATCTTGGTTGAAACATAAAACACAAGCCAGTGATAGTGATCAGCCTAGAGTATCAATGCCTTTTAATTTTGTAGGTGTTCCATTTGAGAACGTGTGGCCTCGTGGTCATACTGGATCTAAAGTGGCTACCTGGAACAAGTCTTGAACAATAAGATAAATAATAATGAAGGAGTTTGTATGACAGATAATATGGAAGACGCTATGCCTAAAATGCCACAGATGATGATGACCGCTGATCTTTATGATTCAGGTATATTTTTATTTGTTGGTGGAGTAGATTCGGATAGTTGTAGAGAGGCTATTGAGTTTGTATTAAAACAAAATACAGAAAAGAAGAAGAAGAAAAAATTACAGTTTATGATTTGTTCTCCTGGTGGAGAAATGCCACCTTGTTTTGCATTGATTGATATTATGAAAGGTAGTAAGATTCCCGTACATACAATCGGATTAGGGTTGATTGCATCATGTGGATTACTTTTGTTTATTGCTGGAGAGCCTGGTCATAGAGTTTTAACTCCAAATACTTCCATTCTATCACACCAATTTAGTTGGGGTTCGTACGGTAAAGAACATGAACTGTTTGCTCAGGTAAAAGAGTTTGAGTTATCTACTAAACGAATGTTAGATCATTATAAAAAATGTACAGGGTTAACAGAAAAACAAATTAGAGAATTTCTATTACCACCTGAAGATATTTGGCTATCAGCTAAGGAAGCAAAGAAGTTAAATATTTGCGATTCAGTAAGATCGGTCTATTAAGATTACATAAATATTAAGAAACATTTATTTAGGAACTTAATATGAAGGCTCTCTTACTAAAGTGGTGGCTATTTTTTTGCGTACAAGGCGCAGTATTTGTTATTGCTAATCATTTTCAATTTTTCCAAAGTTTATTCGATAAAGATCCAACTAGAATTGGTTTCGGAATTTTAATAATTCTAGTAGTAACATCTATTTGGATTGGACAGAAAGTTTATAAACTATCAAGATTAAAAAATGTAATGCCCACAATGAAAGAAGAATTAACAAATGATCTTTCTATTCAGTGGTTCATTGCAGAATCTTGTTTGGTGTTAGGACTTGTAGGAACTGTATGTGGATTTATTCTCATGTTGGGTACTGCATTTGTTGATATTGATGTGAGTAATATCCAGTCAATGCAAAATGCATTATCACAAATGTCAATTGGAATGTCCGCTGCTCTTTATACTACTTTAATGGGGCTATTAAGTTCGTTGGTGATTAAGATACAATTGGTTAATGTTGAACGAGCAATAGAGTTGGCATGAGAGTTCATGTAGGGAACAGATACTTTTCTTCAACAGCATTCATCGACCTACTCTTTAATATTATAGTGGGGGTGGCATTTCTTTTTCTGATCGCTTTCATTTTAATTAATCCAGTATCAAAAAAACACGATATAGAATCCAAAGCAGATTTTCTTATCATCTTAAATTGGGATGATAAGTCAAAAGATGATATTGATTTATGGATAAGAGATCCAATGGATAATGTAATGTCTTTTAGATCCAAAGATGTAGGGTTTATGCATTTAGATAGAGATGATCTAGGTTCTAGAAACGATAAGGTTACTATGCCAGACGGCACTATAAAATATATCTCATTGAATAGAGAGATTGCAGCATTACGAGGAACACTAGAAGGTTGGTATATAGTTAATGTTCATGTGTATAGAAAAAATAAAATGGTAGATCCAGAAGATGGGGTATCAAAATTTATACCAACTAATGCATCAGTAGAATTGATACAAGTAAATCCATATAGAATAAAAGTAATGACAGAACAAGTGTTAGAGCAACAAGGACAAGAATTTACATTATTTGCTTTTCGTTTAAGCCATACTGGAGAAGTTATGGAAACAAAGAAAGAAGATATTGCTTTTGTATCTTTATTAAAATATGTTCCGGGAGATGATACTTCAGCTGAACGAGCATTTGGTGATGGGTGGTAATAAATGGATACGTTATTTTATTTGTATTTAAGTCTGTTGATAATAGCTGGTACAGCTCTGTGGGCTATAATATCAATACCTAAACATTATTTGTTTAAGGCGTTTTATATACCAGTAGTAATGGTTACAGTATTGCTATTGTATTATACATACAATGGTATATTGGGATATGCAACAGCAGAAGATCCTCCAGAGATTACACAATACATTTATCATATAACTAATAAAGATACTAATCAAATATTTTTATTACTTATAGAGCCCCAACAAACAGAGCCTAGATTATATACATTACCGTACAATAAAGAATTAGAAGAAAAGTTAAAAGGAAATAAAAAGGCACGTGGTGAAGGTGTAGTAGTTTATGGAAAATTAAAACGAGGTAGTGATGAAATTAACACTACGGATCAAAAATGGATTTGGTATGATATGGCGCCAGCTGAAGTAATGCCAAAGAATTATAATGAGGATGAAAAAGTGGAAACAAGTGAGAATGGAGTTGAGTTGATTAAGAGTTTTGAAGGTAGGCGTTTAGTTGCCTATCAAGATTCGGTTGGTGTATGGACCATAGGTTATGGTCATACTAAAACAGCACATGAAGGACGTTTGATTATTAAGAGTACAGCAAATAGATTATTGGTAGAAGATATATCCGAATTTGAAAAGTATGTTGATACATATGTAACAGTTGCATTAACACAAAATCAGTTTGATGCATTAGTATCTTGGACATTTAATTTGGGTCCCGGGAATCTTCGAGAGAGTACGCTGCTTAAAAAATTGAATCAAGGATTATATGATGAGGTTCCTACGGAAATACGCCGCTGGAATAAGGCTGGAGGGGAGGTTCTAGAAGGCTTGGTTCGCAGGAGAGATGCTGAGGCAGAGATGTTTGAAGGATAAAATAATGCTTGACATAGCATAAAAAGTAGAGTATAATTATAGATATGGACACACTGTTATATGTAAGTATTTTGTTAGTGATTTTACATCTCACACCTCCTGCGGGAGTAATACAACTTCAGGAGCCTGGGTTTGAAACTCAGGAAGAGTGTCGTGCATGGTTAGAAATAGAAGAAAATCGTGATGAGATTTCGCAGAATGTATTGGTTACTTTTGGACCTTGGGCAGACATTAAAGCAGTTGCTTGTATGACTGAAAAGGATGCAAAGGATCTTAATCAAAAGTGGGGACATGGATTACCGAAGAAAGGTAATGATAA